ACAATACTTTAATATTTAGAAGCCTTATATCCCCTGATTAAAATCAGAGGTTTTACGGCTTATTTTATAATTGTGTTCAGGGTACTCTAGGCTTAGAAAGATATATTAATGCTAAAACCAATAAACAAGAATAGAACAACTGAAACTAAAAAGGTTTTCTATTATTATATAGAGTTATCGCATTTTTAATTAAAATTTTTAGTTCATGCAAAGTATTTTTTTTGGCATATCCACAAAAATTATAACCTATTCTTAATTGAATTTTCCCGTTAGTATTTAGTAATTGAACTTTATTATTAGTATTGGTTTTATTATTAATGTATCTCATTTTTTACCCTTTTATGTTTTGCTATATTCTTATTATGTACTATAACATAATAAATGTCAAGTAGTTTTATGAAAATATTTATTTTTTATTAATTACTCTATCTAATAGCCTTAATCTATTAATGCGTCTGGATTGTTTAAAATAATTTTTAGTTTCTTCATTATCCCATAATCTAAAAACATGCATTTTTAAAAGTTGCATTCTTTTATTTCTATTACATAATTTATTTGTTCTTTTAGATTTATAGTGAAATTTATTTAAATGATTTATATATTCTTTGTTTAAATAACTCCCTAACAAATCCACTGTTAATAATTCATGCACCAAATTTACTTTGTTATATTCCTTCATTTTATCTTTTCCTTTATTTTTGTGGACTATGCAAAAAATGCATTATTATATCTTTTCACTAATATTTCCTTTCTCATCTAGCAAATCAAACGCTTTACGTAAAAATTCAGTTTTTGAAATTTTTAATGCTTCCATTTTATCTATATAATTATCATAGACAAATACGTTAAATTTTTTTAATTTTCCTTCTTGAATAAGCCTTTTAGTTCTTTCGGCAGAGGTTTTATTTCTAAGGTTTTTACTGTGTTCTGTTTTTGAATTTGGCATATTTATCTTATTCCTTTATTTTTAATATTTGAAATATTCATTAGTTTAATTATATTTTCACTACTTGTTCAGGATAAAACTGGCAAGTCTCTTCATATTCGCCTAAATCAAAATTTACTGTGGGGCAGCCTTGATTTAATTTAATTACTGTACCATTTTTCCCTATAAAAAATTTACCATTTTCATTAGCTTTTAGTATTTTTACTCTATCGTTTATTTGGATCATTTTTTTTACCTTTTACTATTGTGTGTTGCTATATTTATATTATGTACTATAACATAATAAATGTCAAGCAATTAATGTAAATATTTTCAATTATTTTGCAAAGCTAGTGTTTATAAGGGTTTATAAGTTTAGTAGTTGCATTTAATTATAATTTAGGTATAATGATATTAATTATAATTAAATCTAAACTATGGCTAAAAGTAAGGTTACAAAGGCTTCTAAGCCAATACAAGAGCCTGAAATTAAAGAGAAGAAGAAATATAATTACACTGTAAAAACAGGTAGACCAACAGAGTACACAACTGAATTAGCTATAGAATTTTGTAATAGATTAATAAGGTCAGCATCAGTAGCCGAAGTTTGCCGAGCTGATGACATGCCCGATAGGTCAACAATTTTTTTATGGAAACTTCAAAATAAAGGTGGCGACTTTTTAGACCTATACGAACAAGCACAAAAGGTTAGACTTGAGGGCTGGGCTGACGATATAGTTGATATTGGGGATAATCCAAAGCCTTTGTGGGCTAAAAATGACAAAGGCGAAGACTATATATTTACATATGAAGATGTAAATCGTTCAAAATTGCGTGTGGATAGTCGTAAATGGCTACTAGCCAAGCTTAACAGTAAGGTTTTTGGCGATAAAGTAGGGGAAGACGAAAATAAAGGCAACAAACCAATTACAGTAAATATTTACAAGGGCGATAATCCGGATATTGAGGTAGTTAATGAGTAAATTAACTATGGAGATGCAGGCTAAAATACATGTATTATGCTTTTATTTTTTGCAAGCTAATAAAAATTTATTAGAAAATATAAATTTATTTGCTGATAAATTAAAAAACCATTTGAAAGATAATATAAGCCTACCTTTTAATATAGATATAGACGGCTCAATTATTAGAATTATTTTTAATAAAAATGATATATTGGTAATACCAACACATGAATTTACCGCATAATTGGCGACCCAGAGTATATCAAAAGCCCTCATGGAATTATTTAAACTCTAAGCGGTATGATATTCATTGCGAAATTGTACACCCTCGACAACACGGAAAAGACGACATACTATTAAACTTTGAAGTTTGCTACGCAATGCAACATCAAGGTTCTTATCTGCATTTATTACCTCAACACAATCAAGTACGCAAAGCAATTTGGAGTATGATTAATCCATTCACTGGACTGCGTAGAATAAATGAACGTATACCTTTAGTGATTAGAAAAAAGACTTTAGAAACTGAAATGAAAATCATTTTACTTAATGATAGTACAATTCAGTTTTCGGGGAGTGATAATTACGATGCTTTGGTTGGTGGCTCGTACAACGGTGTTGGGTGGAGTGAATGGGCTTTAAGCGACCCTAATTCTAGTAGTTATTTAGAGCCTATTTTAGATATGAACGGTGGTTATCGTGTCTATTGTACAACTCCTAGAGGTAGAAATCACGCATATACTAGTTTACAACTAGCTAAGAATAGTGCAGGAAGCTTCGGGGAAGTTTTAAGCGCATATGATTGTGGGGTTTATAGTCATGAAAAATTGGAAACTATAAAACAAAGATATATTGCTAGTTATGGTTATGAATATGGTATTGCACGATTTGAACAAGAATATCTATGTAGTTTTGATGCCGCAAATTTAGGTGCTATTTTAGCTAGAGAAATCACTATTGGTCAAAGAGAAGGTAGAATATCGCCAGACGTTGTATACAATAAAAATGGTGCTAAAATACATATCACAAGTGATATAGGTAGAAATGATGCTAGCACTTGGTGGTTTTGGCAAATTGATGAAATGGGAGCAAAAATATTTAATGTTACTGATGGTTGGGGTATAGATGCTTATGAATGGTGTGATAAATTAGAAGTAATGTTGGCTAGGTATGGAAATAATCTAGGTACAATTTGGCTTCCGCATGATGCTAGGAATAAAACTTTTAGTGCAAAGCATAGTGCAGTTGAGATATTTTTACAACGCTTCGGTAGTGATAAAGTAAACATAGTGCCAAAAAGTAGTATATTTGATAGAGTAAATGCGGCTCGTGTAAACATTAGCAAAATTCGCATAAATTCTAATGAATGCAGTAAAGGAATAGAAGGTTTATTAAGTTGGCAATACGAATATGACGAAAAAACCAAAACATTTGGAACAAAGCCTTTGCATGATTGGGCATCTCATTACGGTGACGGCTTTAGCTATGGTTGCCAAGTAATACCAACTATGGAACTGGATTATATGAATATGCCACGTAAAAAAGCCCTTGCAGATTGGGATAAATTGACTTATGAAGATTTAATTAATGATTATAAATATCAAAATAGTTTTAAAAAACGTGCAGATGCAAGAATAAAATAATCATTTTAATAGACGTTTTATTAAATAATTAATTATTTAACACAATTACTGATAAAACGTATATAATATAAGCTATAACATAGCCAGCTTAATAATTGAATGGCAAAAAAACAGCTTTATAAGCAAAATAACAAAGATGATAAAGACGACATTGTATCTAAATGGTGCAATGAGATTAATGCTTATGAAACTAAAGCAGAAAATTGGCTAAAAAGATGCAGCAATATATTAGGTATTTATACCAATGAGCGTAAAGGTATAAGTGATGAAAATGCCCGTAGATTTAATATATTTTGGGCGAACATTCAAACAATGATTCCCGCCATTTACGCTAAACTTCCTAATCCCCAAATTCAACGCAGATTTAAAGATAACGACGATGTAGGTAGAGTTTCAAGCGATATTTTAGAGCGTTGTACTAAATTTATACTTGATTGTACAAAAGCAAATGAAACTTTTGAGCAGTCTGTATTAGATTATCTATTATGCGCTAGAGCTACACTATGGGTTAGATATGAACCTTCATTTAAAGATACTTCTTATACTGAAAATAACGAAAAAGGCGAGGAAGTTGCAGTACAAGACTTGGATTACGAGGAAGTAAAGCTTGATTATGTGAATTATGAGGACTTTGGGCATACTTGTGCTAAAAGGTGGGACGATGTAACGGCGGTTTGGAAAAAATGCTTTTTAACACGCAAAGAACTGATAAAGTATTTTGGTGAGAAAATAGGTAAAGAAATCGGCTTAAATTCCTATGATAAAGACGAATCAGGTTCTCAAAATGGAGATAGAGGCAGCAATACCAGCAAAAAAACATGTAATCGTGCTTGCGTGTATGAAATATGGGACAAAATAACTAAAAAAGTATATTGGATTAGTAAAACTCATCGTGAAGCTTTAAAAATAAAAGATGATTTTTTACATCTAAAAGACTTTTTCCCATGTCCTAGACCTTTATACGCAACAATTACCAACAATACTTTAATACCAACTCCAGATTATATAATTTATCAAGACCAATGCTTAGAGCTTAATCAGATTACAGTTAAAATTGATGTACTAACCAGTGCTTTAAGAGTTGCAGGGGTTTATGATAGTAATGCTCAAGGCTTAGAGAGGCTTTTAAATGGCGAAGATAGTAATATCTTAATCCCAGTACCGAATTGGCAGCAGTTTAGCGAAAAAGGCGGAATTGCTGGACAAATTCAATTTATGCCGATTAAAGATGTAGCTTTAACTTTAAGAGAATTATATACCGCTAGAGAATTGCAAAAATCAGCTATCTACGAATTAACAGGCATAAGCGATTTATTAAGAGGCGATACTAATGCTAATGAAACGCTAGGCGCACAAGAAATAAAATCTAACTATGCGAGCATGCGCTTTCAAGATAGAAGGGCAAAATTATCACGTTACTTGAGAGATGCAATACAAATTGTTGTAGAAATTTT